TAATAAACCGGGGTGTATCGATCCATGTCCATGCCCTTCATGATTTGGGCAAGGTCTGTAGTGGTTAGCCTGCTTTGGTAGATCACTTCCTCTGCATAGACCGCATCATCAACGATTGCACATTTTATCAGGGCTGTTTTGTGGTTGAAACCAAAGTCGCAGCCATAAAAGTATGAGCCCTCCGGCATTGTGTCGCACAACCGCATGTGAGTAAAGATTAGCTCCCTGCCGCTCCCCCTTTCTCCCAGGCCGTAGATCTTCCAATAGTCCTCATCAGCCTCTTGTAACCGTTCAATCTCATGCACCAGGTCCGGGGACAGGAAAGGGTTATCCTTATAGGTCGTTATGTGAAAGGCTACATCATCCCGGCTTAATACGTGGTCGTATATCCAGTGATCCACCTCTGAGGGGTTATAGTCCAGGACAATACGGCCCTCTGTCCTAAACACGAGCTGCAGCCAGCTATCGTATGACAACTCCGTGGCCTCATTGCAAAACAGGTAGTCACGCTTACGCCCCCTGATCTTGTGCGGTTGGTCACAGCTTACGAACTCAACCAGGTTAGTGCCCAGCATATACGTGTTCTCGGTCTTATTATGGCTGCCCTCGCTGTACATGCCCAATCGTGTCAATAGCTCTATAAAGTCCCGTAAAACGCTTCCCTTGAGGCTTGGGAGGCTGTCACGTACGATGGTGAACACCTTGCCCTGTTCCTTCAGTAGCTTGGTGACAAACCAAAGCAGGATGTTTACCGTCTTACCGGACCTGGTGCCCCCCTGCATGGCTACTATGCGTTTATCAGTTTCCTGTAGATACTGGAATACTACCGTTGTCTGTAGGTTCATCTGTTCCATTGTCTATTTTTTTGGTTGCTACAATTTGAATGTTGAGTTGATTAAAGGGTATTTCATTCACGCCCTTGATTGTCTCTACTGGCTTACCGTACGCATATTCAAAAACCAGCTTAATAAGTGTTGGCTCCTTGCTGTCCAGCAATGCAACGAAAGCCTTCTCCAATGTTCCATACTTTCGTTTCAATGCTGCCATGCTGAGGTTGCTAACTACCTTTTCATCTGCTTTCTTGGGCCTTCCAGGTCCTGGTAAACCCGTTCCTATGCGCAGTTTCTTGCTTTCTGTTTTATCTTGTTTATCATCCCCTGTTACTACTTTGTTACTCATGTCGTATATCTAATTGATTTACATAGCTGGTTTGATTCCAATCACCGGCACAACAACCCATATAGCACCAGTTTGGGGGAAAGTTTAAACATGAGCGCAATACCTATCCATCGGGTTCAAGGTTCACAATTCTTTTGTGGGTTCAAATCGGGGTCAGGTTCACCGCCTACTATATAGGCGGATGAATGAACCTTCCATTGACCGGGTTAACATGAACCTCTTTTGAACCTTCATGAACCTTTACCCTTCTATACTACGATCCTGTATAATTTATCCTCTCCCTGTGTTATTATGCCCCATTCCCTCAATGCTTTTATCATCCTTGTAGCGGTGCTTTCCTTCTTCTTGGTGAGCCTCATGATAGCAGATTGAGCGTCCGTGTGCTTTAGAGCAACCAGGGGCTTAAAAACCTCCTTAGCGACCTTCACCCATACCTCATACTCTTTTTGATCGTTGGCCTCTTTCTTGTTCCTGGGTGTACCGGCAAATTCCAGGTCAATACACGGTAGCGCTCCCTTATCCCAGCGGATGGCAAACTCTTTAAAGGGCATTCCCCGACTGTTTACGCAGGTCACTTTACTGCGGGCCGTATCTTCCCCATCAACCTCCGTGGATACCTCTAATTCGCACTTTTGTGATCCTATAGAGCCTACGTGCGCTCTGGCGTTCTTATCCGCTTTGTTCTGGTGAAGTACCCCTGCTATATGGACGTTATGGACGGATGAGAGCATTAGGAGGCGGGTTATTACCGCGTGGCCTTCCCCGGCGTCCATAAAATCCCCCATTAGGTCTACTATGCCATCTACCACTACCAGCGCCACCCCGGGCGTGTTCCTAATCCCTGCTTCAATTAGCCGCATCCTGTCTACCGGCCCGTGGTCCCGGAAGTCACAGTAAACAATTCTATCCGACTGGTCCAGGCCCGCCAACTTCAGTATAAGCTTCATGGTTCTGGCTGCGTAGCTTTCGCCCTGTTCACAGTCAATCCACAATACGCGCCCCTCGCCTTGCCCGACAAAATCAATTTCCTCATTGCTCAGGGTGTGCCTGATAAAACAAGAGATCATGAGGGCAAGCGTGACGGTCTTTTTGCTTTTTTGTTTACCCTGCCACAGGCTGAATGATTTAAGCGTTAACAGTGGGTAGGTGTCTTCCTGGTACTTCAGGGAGATAATGGGAGTAGGTAACGGGTAGTCCCTTTTTTGGTCCAGGACCGTAGTTAAAAAGAGTTGGTCATAGTTTACAAGGGGCTTTGAGGATGTGGCTGGCTGAGTACCTGTAAAGGGGGTATCGTTTCGATATACCCTTTTAAGGGGGGGCGTCTCGTTTCGTGACACCCCATGTGCTCCTTCAATCTCAAGGGTGTCGCGATTACCGACACCGTTTAAAGGGGGCGTCGTTTCGACATGCCCATTATGAAAGCTATCGTGAAACGCGATACCCTTTTCAATCCTCTTTCCGTACCCCTGGGTTTCCAGCTCTGCCGCTGCTTTGCTAAAGTCCCCGTTATGGATAAGGATTGCATAGACTGCAGTATGGGAATAGGCCTTTTCCGGGGTAAAATCGCTTACGGAGGTAGACCACGCTTTAAACAATCGGAGATCCCTATTATAGTCTGCTGAGGTCCCCTTGTCTTTTCCCGGCCTGGTTAGGTATTTCCGGGGCCCGTATTGCCGGCATACTTTCCAGCCGTCATTGATGAGAAGGTCTATGATGTCCCCCCTTTTATCAAAGTCATCCCAGGGAGTCAATTCAAAGGGGCTCTCACCAGTAAACTGTTCTTTCGGCGCCCTTATTTCCTCATGTAATTCATTAAAGGACCGCGCAGCATCGTGCAGGAACCGCCTTTGCTTGGTAGAAATAGTCGGAATGTCGTTTTTTTGCCATGGGGCGTAACCGGGGGTCGGAGGTCCTATGATAAAACCGCCCTCCCCCCTGGATTCAATAAGAGTTTTACTTTTTTGGTTCTGATTTTCAAGAAGCTCTTCCGGTGTTGCGGGCCGTGCGGCGAACTTTTGATTCCCTTCAATTTCTTCGCACCGGTAGTAGATATGATAGCCTCCCGAAATGGTCCTTACTATAAAAAGGCTTTCAAATAATTCTTGGTCTGTTTCAAATATCAGTTTAAAATAGTCGTTGGAAAGATCACCGGTCAAATCGTATTTCTGGTCAATATCAATAACCTCTAACTGTTGACTTACTTTACCACAGACAATGCCCAAACCGCCACCGTTCATCCTGGACAAAAATTCCTCTTCAGTTATCATCCGGCGTTGGAACTGCTGCCAATCACCGACCGGTCTTTTATCTAAGCGGGCAGGGATAGCGTTCAACCCAATCTCCCAACACCTTTGCGCAGTCTTTATTAATAATTCGTTCGCTCCAAATTCCATAACTTTACCTTAGCTCTTTTAAAATACTTCCGGTCCCTCCATCTGCTTACGAATGGGGCCGGAATTTTTATTAGTGGGTGGCTACGTATGTTGATGCAGCCGCATTGAGTTCATCCGCGGTTTTAACCGGGTTGCTCAATAACCACTTGTCGAGCTCCTCTTTATTGAAGACTATTTTCTTCCTGGTAGGCTTGGAATGCGGGATCTTCCGCGCTGAAGTGAGCTTATACATGTAGCTCTCTTTATACCCAGTGTAGGCGCAGGCTTCTTCAAATGTTAGGATGCTCTTTTCCATTGTCGTTAATTATCCAACAAAGGAAAACCAAAAGGCATCCAAGAGAAAGCAATACCGGGTACGTACCGGGGTTACGATTTTTTTAGGAGGGATAGATCTTTTTCCGCGGCGAGCCTCGCAATTGGGGAATCATGCAGCAATTCAATTGCCTTTTCAAGTTCTTTTTCTGTAGGCTTTTTATATGTTACCCCTTTTTTAGTTAACGTATAGTAAGCCTGTTTTCTTTTGGCGCCGTACTTCTTTTCAATCTCGGCGGGAGGCATGTGTTTAGCTTCGTTAGATTCAATTTTATAATTCTCGGCGAGAATATGAACCCTATGAGTATACTTTTTATTGCTATCTGCAACACCTGGATTGTTGGCAATTTCTTGGGGCGACCAATTATTACTAAGACTCACATACATATCTATTAACCTTCTCGCATGTACAGATGCGTTACTTTCACCTTGATGCAGTTTATATTTATCTATGTAATCAATATACTTTTTGAATAAGGTAAGAGCGTCTGTATTATATCTGTCTTGCGCCTCTTTCCCATTCTGAAGGTAATAGCTCCTGGATTCGAGCAATACCCCCTTGTGCAATGTCAACACCAACATGGTGTATTTTTCAATAGCAGGGTCAACTATCCCATGCAGCACTTCGTCGCGTATGCACAAGACGGCGGTATTCAATCTTTCTTCCAGGTCAACGATGTGTTGCATATTACAAGGTGATGTTCAGTTTATCGGTTGCGCGTTGTTTCATTTCGTTGGCGGCCTTCACATACCGTTGCGTATGTTTTAGTGTAGTATGCCCCAATAATTCGCTGGCGGTAACAACGTCTGTACCCAGGTACACAAGGTTGGTCCCGAAAGAGTGACGGAGGTTGTGCCAAGTAATTACCTTCTCTATTCCTGCCCGCTTCACCCAGGCCTTGAGGGTCTTATTGCATCCATTGGCTGTAGGTAGATCAAAAACAAATTCGTTGGGCTTGCCGGCCTTGCCCAGTAATTGGATTGCAGTCTCGTTGAGGTTGATGTGTACGGATTCAACTTCCCCATCGTTCTTTTGCCTCATCTTAACCATTGTTCCGGCCTGAAGGTTAACGTGGGACCATTTCAGGGTCTTTACATCGATCCAGGCAAAGCCGGTAACCAGGCTTAACAATGCAGCTCTCTTTACTTCATTGCTACTTATTTGGGTCTTTGCAAGTTTTTGAATTTCTTCAAGGGTTAACGTGTCTCGCTTTTTCGGCTTTCCGCTTTTCGTTTTCACATCCTGGGCAGGGTTATAGGTAAGTAGCTTATCCTTTTTTGCCTGCTTCATCATTTTCTTAAACCGGTTGAAGTAAGAGCTTGCGCCCTCCCCCTGGTGGTGTTGCTTTAAAAAGTCCTGGTAATCGGCAATCGCAGTTTCGGTGATCTGGCTAAAGGTCATGCCCTGGGCCTTTTCCTCTTTTAGGAACTCAGTAAACCGGTTTAGAGCGCCCTGCAGGTTGCGCTTATCCTTTTTCTTATATCGATCGATGTATGCCTGCATCCAAGCCGCAACGCTTGTATTCTTACCTATGTCGGTAACTATATTGTAATCGCTGGCTCCAATCTCTTGCTCCCGCTTATTGGCAATCTTCTTTGCAAGTTCTAGGGTTTCCCGATTGGTTTCCCGGTCGCCTGTGGTCACCGGCTTACATAGCTTCAAAGCCAAAAACTCATAATCTCTTTTGCCATTGTGGTAAATGTCCAGGTAGAGCGAAGTGGAACCGGAACTGTTTTTCTTCTTGCGCAATGTTACTGACATAGTAGGTTGTTTTCCTTTATCTTCCTTTGATTGATCTAAGGTATGAAATAAAGACGGAAATCAAACCCGCCAGTAACATTACAGTAACAAAAAGTAGGAAAATAAGATACTATTAACAGAAAACAATGGAAAGCATATTGCCCGCAAACGCTCACTGGGCCTGGATTTTGAGCATAAAAAAGCCCCCGGAAATCGGGGGCCTCGTGCCCAGAACAGGAATCGAACGTCTCAGTATATTTAACTATAGATCAAATTGTTACAGATATTTCACATTGTATCAATAACATAATAGTAACAAATTATTGATCATTCTTACTTTTCATCTCCTTCCTGCAATCCCGATATATTGGTCCTCCAAAATCCTGCATAAACTTTTCCCAAAATTCGCGGTAATTATCATACAGCCATCGGTGGTGATGTTTCCTGATCAGTTCAACTAAAAAAACCATCTCATCTAAACCGTGACACTGATACACCCTACAATTGGAATCCACAAGCAGCATAGGCATGATATATTGTCTTTCTTTGCCGTTGTCGTTTATCCATCCGAAGGCCTCCAGGTCAGACTCTTCACCATCAGGCCTTAGGCCGACTACGAAGCTTTGAAGCCTGATACTACCCGAAAGGATAAAATCAGTTCTTCCGGGCATGTCTAAGCAATGCTTTAGCCTTAATTTCTCTTTAGCATTTAATGCAGGAGGCGGGGGATAATTGATTTTCTTTTTCATAAGCTACCACCCTCCTTGTACAGTTCGTTTAACCGGTCTTGAAAAGAACCCAATTCATCCACTGGAAGATAGCCCCCGGCAAAAATTGCAAGATCTATTTCCGAAAAATATCTCTTTTTTTCCCCATTGATAGCTATAAAAAAAGAGAGAAACCTTAAGAGCATCTTTCTGTGATCCGCTGGGTTATTTACTATTTTTTTTGCCTCGTCCTCTTCCTCGGAAAGTGCGGTTAACAATTCAAGCAGATTGTCGGTATAGCATTCAATCCAATAACCTGGGGTATAATCGAAAAGGACGGTCATAAGGAACGCTATATCCCCCATTTTGAAGTTTTTCCCATGGCGAAAATTGATAATTTCTGTTTCAATCTCACCTTGAAGCTGGCCCCTTTGCATTTCTGCGGAACCTGTTGTAAGTTTGTGCTGCATAAAATCTCCCGGTTTTGTGTAAAAAATAGCCTCTTGCAGTTGTCGCTGCAGGGGGCTTTTACTTTCTGATAACTACGATTTGACCGTTAACGATCGATACTGATACTGGTGGCGTTCCTTTGAAGTGCTTAGTGTGTGTCATGGTGAATAATTTAGTATATTCCAAATATACGCATATACTACATATACTCCAAATGTTTTAACGTGTTATTTGCATATTTTTACAATATGCTGATTATTAGTATAATTGGCATTTGCAGAATATGCAAACTAATAGTACATTTGTCTCTTCAATCTTGATAATGGCAACTGATAAAAAGACAAGAAGCAATCCACGACGAATACCAGAGGGGAAAACCTCATACAGTGGGAATATGACAACGGCAACCTACGAGAAGCTCAAGGCAATAGCATTAGCGCATAGCAACACTCAAAGTGAGGTTTACCAGCTTGCTTTTGATAAGTTTATAGAGTTGTATGAGAAGAAAAACGGACCTGTTCAGCAGATCCAGAAGAAGGATATTAAACTATAACCTACTTCTCAGTAATTACCTTCACCTCTTCCTTTGTAGCGCCCTGCTGCAGAGCAATAATAGACAAAAGGTCAATAATTGTTTTTTGGTTACTCACCTGCTTATTTGCCCTGGTTGCGATCCTGATTATAAAGCCGAAGAAAAGTAATGAACCGCAAGCAATAAGGACGTAAGCAAATTGGGGGTCGATGAACATTGTAGTTGATTTAAGGTTATCCGCAAAGCTGCATGATATTTAAACAACGAACAATACCCGCAATATGGTATAAAAAAAGGAGGCGGTATTTAACCACCCCCTTTAGGGCGAGAACTGAAAGCAAACAAAACCAAGACTTTATAAAGGGTATAACAATTCGTTATACCCTTTACTCAAAAGAATATCCGAAGGTTTGCGAGTCGCCGGTTTGAGTTCCATCACCACTATTCAGATAAACTTCCTCAAAAGTTGCCTCAATATCCCCAGTTCCAAAATTCATCTTTAAAGGAGGCACTATTACAAACAATCGGTGAGGCACCCAGTCCTCAAACCTAAAACGCATGTGAAACCCAATAGGCTGCTTATTAAGCTGGTTATTTTCCGGTCCGAAGGTGAGACCATCAAATGACCCCCTGATTGTATAAAAGCGTCTGTATTGATCATTGTACTTCGCCTTATTCAATATCTCCTTGAAGTCGTCACCCTGGCTTGTTGGGTTTGGTGAGGATACAGTATTGAATCGGTACCACCCTGGGGTAGTAAGGTCATCCTCTGTATCGTTTTTGAAGATCATTGCTCCCTTGAGGATGCGCCTGGGTGCGTCTGAGATCAATACCGTATCCTCGGTTATATTGAGGGTTCCGATATTTTTTTCAGTCAGCCAGTAATCTCCTTTCGCTTCAAAATACCCGCCTCCCATAAAAATTTTGTACCCAATTCGTAGTTCACGGAAGTGGGCTTCCGTTGCGTCGCCGGGAGGGAAGCCAGCTTGCAGCTTAATTATGAGAATCCCATTTACGGGTATCAAACAATCGTTAAATGATGCAGTTTGCCACTGTAATAAATCAACATTGTCGCCATTAAATTGCGCCCAACCTAAAGCAGTAGCGCCCCCTGAAGTCTGAAACTGCCCAAACGGGTTTAGGTTCCAATAGTTGGCATCGTCGGTAGGGTCGCCACCGGTAAAGATCAGGATAGAGCAAGCGCCCCATATTTCGGGGATATTGTGGTTTAGCCTTCCACTTACCGCAACATCAATCTTATCACCTGCCTTTACATAAAAGTCAGTATTTGCATTCCTAATGTAGTTTAAGGTTGCTCCATCAACCGGTGTAGTGTCATCTCTTTCAACAACGTAATACCTGGTCACCTCTTTATCGTTTAGATCCTTATCTACCCTGATATAAGCATTGGTAATAGGATCAACCTCGTCAAGGAATTGTTTCTTATGTACCCACCCTACAAGTTCATGCCCCTGGTAACTGCCAACGACCTCGGTTAAATCCTCGTCCTTATCATCATCATATATATCCAGGACAGGACCGGTAATACCGGGTATTGTATCGCCCAGCCGCCTCAAGCCCTCATTGTTGTGTAGATCAGGCACAATTATATAAGGGAAAGAGGTTTTAACGCTTTTAACAAAGCGGGTGCAGCTAATCATTGCATCGGCATGTATCGGATAAATATCTTGACTTTTGCCAACCAACCCGAAATTCTCAGTATCCTGGGCGCCTACTGGATTCTCACCGTTGCTGTCATAGTCGACATAATAATAATCACCCGGCACCGCCTGCCGGTCAGCAAGGCAGGTAATTTGCCACATACCATTCCAGTATTCCAGGATACAAAACTCAGCAAGGATAAATTTCAGTGCATCATAACAGGAAATAAATGTGGCTGGATCTTTCTTAAAGGTTCTATAGTTCAGATACGTTTGATTGAACATATCATTTTGTAGACCATCCGCTTTATTTAGCATTGAACCATACAATATATTGCACCTTACCCGGATTGGGAGATTGAGCAATGTTTTTTGAAGTGCTCCCGCAATGTATTCAATAAGTGTATGGTCTCCTGTAAAATCGTTTCCTTCAACGTCACTTAGTGGGATGTTTTTTAGAAGGGCTAAATTATTGGTTGCCTTCACTGATAAAACATAAGGCTTGTCAAGGAAGGGGCCCTCCCCCTCATCAGGTACAATAAAGCCTTCAAACACCGGCTGGCCGTCTACGTCAACCACAATAAGCCATTCATCAGATTGAGAGGAAACAAAGGTCTCCCAGGTAACCGAATCGTTTATGCCAAGAAATAAACCCATTACAATCTGCCGGATAACTATCCAATTGTCTTTAGTTTCATCTTCTCCGTTATCGGTAGTGGTACAATCAACTTCACGGGCAATTGGATACGATTCCACTTCAACCACGTCGCCGTCTTTTTTGTAAAATCTAACGTGGACGTCCTGCCTGTTTTCGTTATTAAAGTCTGCTGTATAGTATAGTGTATATGCCATTATCCAAGTTGGGATTTGCTTTTATTAACCCTATTCAACATTACCTGGAAGCTATCTCCGCTAAACTTAATGGACGGTTGTAAAACCACCTGTAATTGTTGACGCTCTGTATTAGCGCCCGCCATCTGGCTCATGAGCTGAGGTAGACGATCAAGAGGTATAATTGCTTCCCGACCGGCTTCTCCAACAAGGCCAAGTGTAGGCCCAGTAACTATACCCCCATCGGCGAATTTGGGAATTGCTTTTTTCAATAATGCCCCTGCTGCAACAAGGCCAATGCCGGCCGCAATGGCTGCAAAGGGATTTTCTATGCCGATCTTAACCGCTTCTAATGCGATACCATAGGCAACAAGTGCCTTTCCGAAATCCTGAAAGGCCTGCGCTATTGATTGAAAGATCCCCGCGAACAACTCACCAACACCGCCCCCGTTTGCTACAATGCTGCCGATGGTTTCAGTAAGAGTTGAAACTGCAGAAGAAATTATTGGGGTAATATTAATTTTGTCTTCAACTCCTTCGTTAATATTTTTTGCAATTCCTTCTCCTACCCCTTTGCCCATTTTGCCCTCGGGGAGTGTTTTTCCGGCAACATCAGGGGTGCTTACCTCTACCGTTTCAATCTTTAAATTGGCCTTGAATTTAGTCCCAAGGAATATGGTACTACCTGGAAAGAGTTCGGCAAAAACATTATCAATAAGTTGTTGTATTTCTTCTTTTTTGAAACCGTTCTTTATGGCATCGCGGTTGATAATCTTTACTTCTAACCGAGCTAATTCAATTAGGTTTTCTCTTGTTCTGCCCAATTCAAGCAATGCGTCCCTTCTCTTTTTCAAAGAGTCTTCTTCTTCCTTACCGGTAGCTATGCCTGTTTTAGTAATAGCAATTGCCTGCTCCTGCGCCGCGTTGAGTTTGTTTTGTAACAATAGCTGAGATTCTCTCAGTTTTGTGTTTGTCTCATTGGCTATTGATAAACCTTTTACGGCATCGGCTTCAGCATCTAAGGCATCCCTCCTGGCCTGGGAAGCGTCTGAGGCGGCCTTTGTAAGTTCTCCTGTCCTGGAGTTAACCGGACTGTTTGCTGCAGCCTTTTCTGCTTTTGCTAACGAATCGGCCGCCTGCTGCCTCTTTAGTCTTGCCTTCGCTACATCCTCATCACTCTTTGCGATCTTGCTTGCCAATTCGCCTATTTCCTGTGCAAATTGTTTTGTGATTGCAGTAGCAATGATAGCTTTAGTATATTCCTCAATTGTCTTTGTGAGCTTTCCAGTAGCCGCGTCCTCAACTTTTAGATCATTGAAGTAATCTTTGTTAATGTCCTTTAGCTGCTGTAAAGCTTGCTTACGGTCATGGTAGGGTTTATTACTGTCCGATACTACCCTGGCAAGTGAAGTAACTGTTGCAATCTCGCCTTGCACGGATGCTGTAGCCTGGCCTTGTATTAACGAGATTGATTTGATTGCCTTTACAAGTTCGTCGGCGCTACTTTTTGCCTCCTTTGCTTTTGAATTGAAACCCGCTATACCATTTTGAAAGATCAGGAAACCAGCCGAGACCGCAGACAATGCGAGGCCGATCCCACCCGCGCCGATTAGCGAACTTCCCAAAGCCTTGAAGGCCGCACCGCTGCTACCCGTTTCAGCCTTCAGACGTTGGAACGATTCAAGCAGCGGGTTAAGGTTGTTTTGTATCCCCACGAAACCAAACGGTAGATCTTGTGCAACGCGACCGAGGTTAGTAAGGGCGTTGCCTGCTTGGTTTGCGCCGGGTACAACCTTTTTAAGATTTGCTGCTGCTGAATTAGTTGACGCGCTTAACGTATCAACTCCCCTGGTTGCTACTGCCGCCGCCGGATTGATGCCGCTTAGTCCCCGGTCTGTTGTAGTTGCTGCCCTTCCCAAATCTTGCAGGTTTCTTGCTGCCTGCTGTGTTGCCTGGATTAGTGACGGCGCCACCAGTCCCCCCAGTATTATTTTTAATTCGTTCTTTGCCACCTTGTAAAGTTTTTTGGTTCACTCCCAGCTTATTGCCAACCAGCACACCCGCTTTTTTATACCTCTCTATTAGTTCAGCGTAAGTTTGCTTGGGCTTTTTTGGGCTTAACGGCTCGTATAGGTCGGGAATTATTTTGTCGAGTGGTTGATGTCTTGATTGCTTTGTAAGGTGTGGCGAAATAGTGTAGTATGACAATAACCTTATTTGCTGGTATTTCCTCCGCTCCTTATTTAACGAACCTTGTCGCCTGTGAAAATATTCTCCCCAAGTGTACGCCCACAATTCCCAGGGGTGAAGACCTACATCACCAAATGCCTCGTCCAAAAATTCACCCCAGGTTAACCCCTTACTGTGTGTGGCCGTTAGCCTCCGCGCCAACACCTTGTTTTGGTAATGAACTTTCTAACGGCCTTGTATGTGCGTTCGTAATCCTGGTAAGGTCGGTTACGTTAAGACTACCGTAAATTTCTTCAATTAGGTTATCGTCCAGGTTGTGACCATTGTTGAGAAGTGCCGCCTTGAAGACCACCTTTGTAAATGAAACGATGTCAGAAAAATTGTCGGATTCTGGCATGAACTTTAGGGGGTCCAGGCCTGTAATTTCGCCTACGTGCCTGTAAGTGCCAATGTTGAAAAGCAGGCCATAGGTTTGCCCCTTATGAGAATATTCTATTTTGTTTGAAGACATAATAACAGGTTTTTGTTTGCTTTAAAAATGCCCCTGCATAGACATACCAGGGCTGGATTTAAAATCTCAATTAAAAACAAGAGCCATGATGAAGACTGATATATAATGAATAATAGTAGCACTATGATGTTGAGCTATTACCAGCATCCAAATAGGAATGAGCGTTAGGCTGCAGGATTGAAAGCTCTTCCATACATTCAACGCGTGCGGTAATTTTGTTGGTCGTAAAGTTGTTTGCATCTTCATAGCTAAAGACAACATTCAAACCTTCCGTTTCGACGCGTTCCACATAGTCCGCATCTACAATCAAAATCTTGTCTTTACTTTTTGCAAAGCTTGCGCCGACAATTGGGGTTCCGGCAATAGTCACAATTCCGTTTTGAGTACCAACTACCGATCCCGCTCCCATATAGTTTTGATCGTTGTATAGCTCCTTTAGGATGCGTCCAACTTCGGTATGAGAGGTAAGAATGTAACTATTGTTGAAGTCCTGGTCAGCTCGCCCCATTAAAACGTCGATTATCTGGAGTGGGTCTTTTGTCTCAAGGGTTGTAGTGAACCCAGTTGATTGTGTGGCGAACACATCCCAGAAATAGGCATTTTCGGCTTTGTAAAAATCCCTCATAAGCAAGCGCGGGAGGGTAGTTTCCAGGAAGGGCAAGTGGCGCATCAGTTGTTTGCTGAAACGAGCAAAGCCGGCGACATATCCGGTAACGGCCTTCAGCTCCGCGAAATCATAGTCGATTTGGCTTTTTGCGCTGCCCTCGGTTTGTTTGGCAATGCTTCCCTCACTTCCGTTTTCCTTATAGCTTACGTATACTCCGGTCTCGCTGCGTACAGTATGTAAAAGATCCCTGAAGTTAATCTTTTGACTTTGTGCCAAGATTTGACGGCCTGAATAAGTTGTTGACCCTTCGCCGCCAACTATATTACCAGTTGACATATCGCCAACGGCTTTCAGTCGGATTTTTATTTTTACATCCTTATCACCCTTGGCCATTGCTTCAAAGCTCTCTTTCTGGCTTTCAAATTGGGTTTTGATCTCCCCGGCAAATACTTCACCAAAAGAGGGTCTTTCGGAGGTAAGCCCCCTCATGCCCCGTTCCTTCATTTGCGTAAGTAAATGGTCAACCGCTTTTTGGTTTTCGTTCATTTGCTCCTGAAGAGTGCTAAACTTACCGTCAAAAGCCTCCCCTAAAGCCTGCTTTAATTCTTTAGCTTCCTCCGGTGTAAAGCCGCTACCTCCTTCGCCCTCTGCATGCTTGTACAGAAACGGGCTATTAAATAATAGTCTCATTGTAATTTTCTTTAATAATTTTTTTGATTAAATGCGCATAGTCATGACCCTATGCAAACTGCACAGTACTGTAGCGAAAATCCCTGTGTTTTTTGTGGGAGATATTCCAGTGGCTTGTCTATCCGGGTGGAATACCGCAATCATAATCGTAGATAGGTTGGGCGCCTATCCTGAATCTGTATTATGTAACTGCCATTCTCCGGCGGGTTACTTTTCATCGGCTCCGCGTCAGTGGTTCGTAGTGTCCGGCTGACTTGTAAGTGACTTCAGATTGCTACTACAAAAATATACATAAAATCTATTACAAAATTCAATTTAATAGAAAAAGTTTATCACTAATTATCCCTTTGTAGTCTTTTTAAATCCATGGTAAAGGTTTCAATAAAGTTTTTCTTTATTCCGTTCGCAAGATGTGAGGGGATGCCCTTTGCCCATTCTTTAAACGTCTTTTCTGCATCTGGAAAAAGCTCAAAAGCTGCTACGGGCAAAGGCATTGTTTCATCACAGTAGGCGTACCAAATTACCGCCGATACGTCAAGGTAGCCTGCGAAAATTATTGCTTGATACTTGCCTCCCGGCTTTAATGGGATAGCCAGATTTATATCGGCCCGCGGCATATCTTCTTCATTCTTTTTTAATGCCCTCAAGGCTTCGGCCTTACGATCAAGGTCTTTTGAGTTAAACAATGCGCAAAATAGTTTTCCGGTCATGGTTTGTTAAATTTTATGATGAATGTTATACCGCCTATTGTTATTACATGGGGCGGCGGATTGCTTGCGACGCTTAATTTCATTTCAATCAGCCTGGTTGCTGGTTTATTGTCTTTCATGTTTGTCAAATAGTGTTAAGTAACAACCACAGAAAGGATAATGCACAGGCAACCGGCTTAAATATGAAAGCTGTGGCCTGAGTACTCACCGCATACCGCAGGGCATCTACTGCATCGTCCAGGTACTTCACCGGCTCGTCCAGGATCAACCCTGTCTTGTCCTTTTTCCAGGAATAGTTCTTTATTTCCTTGATAAGGTTCTCACTCCGCTTTGTCACGTACAGCGGCTTACTTTTGACGGACATAATGGACTGCTTA